GCCTCTCTGGAACCGCGCGTACCGGTCAGGCTCGGTCATACCTCAAAACGATAGCGGGGGAGCGGCAGCCACATGGTCACCACCTACACCGCCAACCCTTCCGCCGTGCTCCCCGGTCAGGTCGTCGGCGCACCGATCACCCACCTGCCCTGGGTGTTCTGCTGCCGCTCCGGTGAGGGGAAGCACTGCGGCTGGGCCCGCGCGGCCAACGAGTTGCGGCAGGTGATCGAGGTCATGGCCGCCAAACGCAAACACGAAGAAAACTGCGCCGGCGGCCTGATCATCGCCGCCGGTTAAGCCCCTGTCACCACCCCAGTCCCCCAAGGAAAAGGAAGATGATCCATGCACGCCGGAACCTGTGCCCGCAGCCCCCGCCGCCTCATCGAGGCCGCCGTCCTCGTCGCCGGCGCCCGCCAGCCGCTGTACGCCCGCTCTCACGACGGCGCCTTGTTTGCCGCCGGGAACCCCGGCGCCGTCTACGGCCTGCGCGTCACCAACCTCACCTCCGGCCGCATCGAGGTGATTACCACTGTCGATGGGCGCGACACCCTCAAAGACGAACCCGGCGATCCCCGTGCCAACGGCGGCTTCGTCATCGGCGCGTACGGTTCCTACGACTTCACCGGGTTCCGCCTGGACGACGGCGCCGTCCGCGAGTTCAAATTCGGCTCCCCGGACCGCACCGATCGCACCGTCGCCGCGCGGGCATCCGGGAGCACCGCCAACATCGGGATCTTCGGCTTCGCCGCCTACACCGAATACCACCGCCCCCACTACTACGGCAACTCCTGCCTGAACGTGGCCATGGCCGCCGCCGGCCCAGTAACCTTCGGCAGCGCCCCGCTCACCCGCAGCGGCGGCCTGAACTCCACCATGAGCGCGGCGAACTCCGCCAGCGCCCCCGCAGGCAGCATCGGCACCGAAATGGGGGAATGGCACGAGGACCGGGTCAACCGCACCACGTTCACCCGCGCCGGCGACCCGGACATCCTCGTCATCCGCTACGACACCCCGCAGGTACTCGAAGCCCTCGGCATCCTCGCGCCCCCCGGGCCCGACGCCTTCCCCGGCGCCGGCACGGGCTATGAGAAGTACGCCCAGCCTGCGTGACCATCTGGATCCGCGCCCACCCGTACACCATCCTCGCGGCACTGTTCCTCGCCGCCCTCGCCGGCTGGCTCGCTGTGACCGGCCAGCCGTGGACGCACTGGCTCCTCGTGGCCGCCTATGTCGGCATCTGCGCGTGGCGGGGCATCTCCCGCAGCCAACGGCGCACGCCGTCGTCGCCATGCCCGCCGGAATGCCGTGTCAGGGTGCGGCACTGGCACGAGCGAATCAGGTTACGGCGTTATCCCCAGCCGCGCCGCTTCCTGTCTGCGCCACATCGGGTACGTCCGCGGCGGCAGGCCGCCCGGCTCCAACGGAACCCAGGGATTGATGGCCGGCGGCACGGATTTCACCATGAACCTCCGGTTCCCCTCTTCCTGCGAGAGAAGCCGGCCGATGGTGAACGTGCCCGTGCGCGCCACCGGGAGCTTTTGCACCGGAATCTCCGTCTCCACCGCCACCTCGGCCCATGAACCGTCGGCGGCCACCTCCACGGCCACGACCGTTCCCAGGACCATTACGCCTTCGTAGGTCACCGGCACGCGCTTCCCGAGCTGGGCATCAAGGCACCCTTGCGCGAAACGCTCTCCGCACCCCGCGTACCAGCCCTCCACAAGCCGCACCATGTCTCCATTGTGCACATCCGCCGCGATTAACATCCGGAAGAACTTGCAGATCAGGGGCCCATAACTTAGAGTGCGACTAGGCGTAGTGTCCCCGCGCCCGGGGCCTGCGCCTTTATCGTGCCCGGGGACCGCCGCTGATCCCGAAGCCCACGCGGGGGTGACCGGTGGCGGCCGACCCCCGTGTGATTGAGCGCGCCCTCAAAGCCGTCGCCCCGGCCCCGTCCACGGGCGGTTTCGCCAGCGGCCCCGCGCCCTACATTTCCCCGGGCCCCTCCCCGCTGGTCGCGTCCTACAACCAGTGGGACGGCGGCCACGCCTACGGCACGAGCGGCGCGCTGCCGCGGGACTGGTTCACGTTCCTGTCGGGCATGTTCGGCCCGTCGGCGCCGATTCAGCCGGTCCCGATCGACATCCCCGAACCGGGGGAGGAACGCCCCTTCCCGCGGCGCAAAGAGTATCCCATTTCATGGGACCTCAACCTCGGGATGCCCGGCACCGAAGGCTGGGGGAAGCTCGCCGACTTCAACACGCTGCGCACCCTCGCCGACTTGTATTCGGTGGCCCGCCAGTGCATCGAGTTGCGGAAGGAAGAGATCCGCGGCGTCGGCTGGGACATCGGCCCCACCCGCCATGCTGCCAAGGCGATGCGCGGCGACCATCGGGCCGCAGCGGATTTCGCGGAGCGGCAGGCGAAGGCGGTCAAGTTTTTCCGCAAGCCCGACCCTGACTACGCCGACTTTTCCTCGTGGCTGAATGCGGCCCTGGAGGACTTTTTCGTCACCGACGCTCTGGCGGTGTTCCCGCACCCGGCCCGGGCGAAGCGCGGTGGCCTGTTCGGCAGCAGCGTCGCCGGCCTGGACCTGATCGACGGCAGCCTGATCAAGCCCCTGGTGGACATCCGTGGCGGGAAACCGCAGCCGCCGAACGTCTGCTACCAGCAGTTCGAGTGGGGCGTGCCCCGCGTCGACCTGATGACGCTGATCACCGAATCGTCCGGCGACACGACCGGGCTGCTCCGCGAGTACGCCGGCGACCAGTTGCTGTACCTGCCGTTCACCCGCCGGTCGTGGACCGTATACGGGATGAGCTTTGTCGAAAAGGCCCTGATGCCGATCATGACGGGCATCAACAAGCAGCAGTACCAGCAGCAGTACTTCTCCGAAGGATCCATCCCCGGGCTCATCGTCTCCGCCGGGGACTCGTCCCTGACCCCGTCGCAGATCCGCGAGCTTCAGGACGCCTTGAACGCCCTTTCGGGCGACCAGGCATGGAAGCATAAGATCATCGTCCTGCCGTCGGGTTCCAAAGCGGATCCAATGAAGCCGGGGCCACTCGCCGACGACTTCGACACGCTGGTGATGATCCAGACATGCATGGCCTTCGACGTGCAGCCTTTCGAGTTGGGCATAATCCCGCAGCTCTCCGCCGCCGCCGCCTCGTCCGGGACCGCCCGGCAAACGGTCGGTGCCCGGGTGGACATTCGCCAGCGCAAGTCCACCGTCCCCCTGCTCCTGTTCCTCAAGGCCGCCATTTTCGACCGTCTCCTGCAGGACGTATGCGGCCAATTCGATATGGAGTTCAAATGGGAGGGACTGGACGAAGACGAAAACATCGCCGAGCTGACTACCGCACTGGTGGAGCAGATCGGCGCGGGCCTGCTGTCCATTGACGAGGGCAGGCAACTGCTCGGCCGCGACCCGTGGGGCCTCCCCATCACCTCAGACCCCGGTTGGGCCACGCAATGGGGGGGCCTCGTCCCTCTCACTGGCGTGACCGAGGCGACCGCGCAGCCGCTGGGGGGATCTCCTGGTCCTGGCGGGCCCGGGAGGGCGGCTGCGCGGCCGGGGGCCGCTGCGGCGGATCTCACCGTCCCGGGGGCGGCGTCCGGCCCGGGCTCACCGCCGCCAACGGTGCCGCGGAACCGGATGTCCGGCGCGCAGCGCCGCGGCCAGGCCGCCCAGGTGTCCCGCACCCAGAACAGCACCGGATCCCGCGGCACCCCGGCGCATTCCGGCGCCCGGCAGGTCGGCCTGGGCCCCGTCGCCGCCCGGTCGCCGAAAGTGCAGGCACAGCAGCGCGCCGCGACCAAAAAGGCCATCGAGGCGGCCCTGTCGGCGCAGACCCTGGCCGAGTTCGAGGAGGGCTCGTGCCTGCCCCTGCTGGACACCCAGCGGCGCACGATCGCTGGCGAGGTACTCAGCCGGAGCGACGAGGAAGGACCGTCATGGGCGGCGGCGACCGACAAGCCCGGTGATGCGCTGCGCGAGCTCGGGCTGCTGAAGTCGCACCTGAAACGCGGCGGCACCGTGGCACAGTGGGCCGTCCGGGACCTGCCCGGGCACGTGCTCGCGTCGATCGAGCAGGACATGGCTGCGGGCCTGTCCGCCGACTACGCGTGCGCCTCGGCCCGCAAAGCCCTGGCCACCAAGACCGTATCCGGGTACACCCTGAACCCGCGCAGCGGGATGATTTCCCTGGACCTGCCCGAGGGTGCCCTGGAGCCGCTGCCCGGCGGCGTCACCGACCACCACATCACGGTCTGCTACCTGGGGCCCGACGTGGACGACGACGCGTTCGGCGCCGCAGCCGAACGGGCCCGCGAAGCGGCCGCGATTGTCACCGGGCCGCTGACCGGCACCGTCGGCGGCATCGGGTCATTCCCCGCAGGCTCATCCAGCGACGGCAAGATGCCGGTGTTCGCCCAGGTGTCCCTGCCGGGAGGGGATCTGCTCCGCGCAGCCCTGGAAGACCTGTCCGCCTCCGAGCACCCGGACTGGCACCCGCACGTCATCCTCGCCTACCTGGACGACGGCGACCCACTGCCGGATCCGGTGCCGCCACGGACAGTGACATTCGGTCACCTGACCGTGCACCGCGGCGGCGACGCGATCCGCCACCCGCTCGGCGCCAGGGCCTTCAAATCGTCCGGCGAACGGCACATCACCTGCACACAAGGGCACAAGCACTGGGGTGCGTACGGCGCCGCGGGCCTGCTGATCCGCACTAAAGGCCCCGACGGCAAACGGCGGTACCTGCTGCAGAACCGCGGGCCCGGTTCCGCCGAGCCGGGCACGTGGGGCATCCCCGGCGGTGCCCTGTACGAGGGCGAACCGCCGTTCCTCGGCGCGATCCGCGAAGCCACCGAAGAGCTCGGTGTCCTGCCGAACCTGAGCCCGCACCACACGGTCGAGGATTCGCACGGAAACTGGTCCTTCACCACGGTCGTCACCGACGCGCCCGCCATGTTCAAGCCGGCCACCGACGGCGCCACCAGCCACGAAACCGCCGGATGGGCGTGGCTGACCGCCCGCCAAATCGAGGACCACCCACTCCACTCCGGGTTCGAGGCGTCCTGGCAGGCGGTGCGCCGCTCCCGCACCTCCAAGCCCCTCGCCAAAGACGCCGCCGACCTTTCGGACCCCAACCCGGTCGAAGCCGAGCACATCCTGTCGATCATGCGGGCCAGCTTCCCCGAGAAAGCCCTCGGATGGGTGCGCGAGGCCCGGTGGATCGGCCCGGTGCAGATCCCGCAGGACCGCATCAACGACGCCAGCCAAGACACTTGGCGCGCCTCCCACGAGCCGGACGACGTCAAGCACTACGCCCGGCAGATCAAGCACGACCCAAACCAGGTCGCGCCCGTGATCATGATCCAGGCCGAGGGCGAATCAAAGGCCGACGTGATCGACGGCCACCACCGGGTACTGGCCTACCGCAAACGCGGCCTGCCGGTGAAGGGCTACGTCGGGTTCATCGGCCGCAAAGACGCCAAAGCCGCCCTGGAAACGCACAGTTCCCAGACACACGGGCAAGCGGGGAAATCAGCGCAAACGCCGGTGGTGTCCACCGTCCACCACCGGCTCGGCCGTGAAGGCCTGTGGCACACCCCGGACCGGCACGTCGCCCACATGCAGCAACTGCCCGCCTACGTGCAAAACACCGCCCGTGCGCTGATGCGAGACCAGTCGATGGGGGAGCAGCAGGCCATCGCCACCGCGATCAACGCGATCCGGGCATGGGCGGCCGGGCACGCGTTCGGCGGCAAGGTCAAGACGACACCCGAGGTGCAGCAGGCCGCCCGCCGGGCTTTGGGCGAGTGGGAACGGCTGAAGGCAAGCCACCACTAGCCGGGATGCTGTTCCAGTGGGCCAGGAACGCCGCTGTCACTTGCCCGGCACGCAGCCGGGCGGCCGGGTTGCTCGTGTTTTTCAGCGCGAGCGAGGCAAGCCGGTCGGCGGCTTCATTGAGCGGATGCCCCGCATGGCCACGCACCCACTCGAAACGGACGTCGGCCAAGGTGGCGACGCGTGCAGCCAAGCGCACGAGGGTGGGCACCCGTGGCTGCTTCGCGGCATGCCATTCCCGTGGCATCCGGGTGACGCCATCCGGCATTCGCCGTGTCTCACCCCTTTGCCAGGCGGTCAGGTAAAGCCAGGCGTGCTGGCTGTCAAGAAACACCACGGCCGGCGGGGGACTGGCGTGGTCCCGCTCCAGGAGCAGGGCGACAGCGAGCAGTTCAGTGTGAGCCGAAGTGATCCTGGTGAAGTAGTCCCGCCGGGCGACGCCCCACCGCCCGTCGGTGCGCACAAACCCCATCCCGGCGGAACGGCCCCTCACACTGGCGTCGGTCGCCGCCATTAACGGCCGGCCAGGAACAGGCTCGGCCTGCTGGGCGGTACCGAGAAGTGTCCGGGATGCACTCACCGGCCGGGAGGCCGGATCTGCGCGAGGGTCCAGGTGCCGTCCAGCTCCCCGGTTTCCACGTCCCCGCACTTGCAGCGGCGCAGAACGTAAGTAACCGGGGCCTCGGTGACGCTGCCGTCCGAGTCGGTCGTTTTGACCATCTCATTGTCCACGCCGACGGGTTCATGCTGGTGAGCGTGGAACGGGCTCACGAGATGGGTCATTTCACGTCACCTTGACCTTTGGCAAAGACGCCTGCGGTGGCCTCCTGGCATCGTACAGAGTTGGTTCCCGCGCATGGAGGCGGCATGACGCGCGCCGTCGCCAAGCAAGCATGGCCCGGCTGGTACACCGACTCCCAACTCGCCGCCGAATACGCCCAGTCGCTGTCCCGCCAGCTCGCCGCCTCGGTGAACGCGGGCCGGCTCGCCGCCGCATGGCTGGCCTTGCACGGCACCGACGTCACCATCCCCGCCAGCGCCCCCGGTGAGGTGGCGAAGGCCCGCCGCAAACGCCGCAAGCGGCGCCGGGCCATCGCACAGCAGCAATCACAGCAGCAGCCCGCGCAGCCGCCGCAGACCGCCGCCCGGCGGTTCCTCGCCGCCCAGGGCGTCGCCGCAGCCATCACCGCGATCCTGCTGGGCCTGCTCACCGCCTTGTGGGGTGCGGCATGGGGCCTAGGCTGGGCCAGCGCGATCACCGTCCTGGGCATCGGGGAGATCCGCGGCACCCAGCAGGGCCTCGCGGACCTGCTGGCCGAGGCCCGCTCCCGGATCGACGGCATCCTGGAAACCCGGCTGTCCCGGCTGGAACGCGTCCTGACTGCGGCGCTCGACAGCGGCATCTCCGCCGACGAGCTGGCGGAGCAGATCCGCGCGATTCTCGGCTCCCTGATCAGCGCGCTGCTGGTCACCCAGTCCGAGACCACGTGGGCATCTGGCCGGGCGGCGTACTGGGTGTACAAGCTCGCAGGCGTCAAATGGGTCCGGTGGCAGACAAGGAACGACGGCAGGGTGTGTGCCCGGTGCAAGGCAAATCAGGCAGCAAGCCCAGTCAGACTAGGGCAGAAGTTCCCGTCGGGGGACAAAACGCCGCTAGCTCATCCTCGCTGCAGGTGCAGTCTCGTACCGGCGGCCGCGCCCGCAGCGCGGCAACTGGCGGCGTGAGCGCCCATGGGCCGCGGGTTGAGGAAGCGCACACGATCACGGTCACCTGTGCGATCAGCGGCCCCCGGGCACAGCGCATCGACGGGCTGCGGCCCTGCGCGACTCTCGCGGACGTGGAAGCGTTCTGCGCCAAACTGCGGGATCTCGGCGCAAAAAACAACCTGCCACTCCCCGACGTGGTCGCGCTGCGGGCCGTCCTGAACGCGAGCGCCCGGTGACCGTCATGGCGGGGATCGAGGCACCACTGATCCCGCCGGGGAGGCCGCTATCTGTTTGGATTGCGGATGCCTCCGGCCCCTGGACCGCCACGGCAACCCCGATCACATCGCCCTGCCGCGGCTGCAGCGCGCCGCCGCCGCATCCGGGCTGCCAGCCGCTGAGGCCGCGTGGAACATTCCGCGCACCCTCGCCGCCGCGGTGCACGGCGGCTGCCCGCCCGGCGAGGACGCGCTCACCGGCCACCCGGCGCTCATCTGGGACTGCGACGGCATCCTGTCCTTCACCGCCGAAGCCCTCTGCGGGGCACTGAACGCCCGGTTCGGCACCTCCTACGCCCCACTGTCGCAGACATTCTTCCCCGGCACGTTCATTACCGCCCGGCTGCCGCAGCAGCAGGCAGGATGGGTGTCCGGGCTGCTGTCCGAGCCGGCGTTCCTGGCATCATTCGCCCCGGACTTCCACGCCCTCGACACCCTCCGCGACGCCTACGACGCCGGCTTCCCCTGCCAAGTGGTCACCGAACGGGACCCGTCGGTCCAGGCCGCCACCGCAGACTGGCTGGCGGACTGGGGCGGACCCGCGATCGAGGTGCACGCGGTCGGGCACGGAAACAAACCGGCTTATCTCGCCGGCTGCTTCGGGTCAGATAACGCCGCCGTGCTCCTGGACGATAACCCTGCCGTCCAGATTACCGTCGCCCGGCCCGGCATCAGTGTCTGGACCCCCGAGCGGCCCTACACGCCCACCCTGGCCCGCGATCACGTCCGCGAGTTCGCCACCTGGGACTCCGCCCGCTACTGGCTGGCGCTGGGCCCGCAGCCTTAGCGTCTCAACTTTCGCAGTCGTGCCATCTCGGCCCGCAGGAGCAGGGCGCCGGCGCGCTCAGCCTCTTCGGGTGAAAGGTCAGGATTGCGCCGCAGCGCCTCGGCGGTGAACTTGGCGCGACGACCCCGGTTCGCCGCCTCGGTCATTTTTTTCGGATCCTCATGCGCCCGGCCCGCCCTAGCGATCAGGCCGTCCGCAGGGGTGTAACGGCGTGGCATGCCGATAAGCGTAACTGGCCTGCCAATCAGGCGGCCGAGGTTCTGCCCTCACCGGTCAGGGACACGGCCCTGAAATGAGCGGAAGCCCCCAGGGATGTCCATGCCTGGAGGCTCCCGCCGCGAACCCCTGACTAGTGGGTGACCCGAAGTCCATCTCGCCCATCTTGGAGACACCATGGCCGGCAGCCCCCCTGTCGTCACCGCGGTCACCTACGACCAGAAAAGTTACCCGCCGGGCGCGAAGATCACCGCCACGGTCACCTACGCCCCCGGCGCCTCGGTGATCTCCTTCACCGGCACCGGCGAAGTCACCGACCAGGCCACCGGCCAGGAGGCCGAAGGCACCGCCCAGTTCCAGATCAGCGAACCCGACCCAACCAAGGCGTCCGCGTTCACCGATACCGGGAACCGCACCTGGACCCTGGTATCGGACGTCTCCGGCGTCGCCACCTGGACGGCCACAGCGTGACCGCGGGCATCAGCACCTGGCCGTCGGCCGGCACCGCCACCGTCAAAGCTGCCTCCGGCGCCACCGCCACCGGCACGGCGCCATTCCAGGTCGCCACCCCCAACGTTGGCACCGCGCTACGGCAAGTCCCGTGGAACGACCCCACGGTCACCCAGTTCTGCAAACTGTCCGCCCGGCCGCTGCCACTGCAGCACACGTTCCTGATGAGCTCGTTCACCACCTACCAGGCGTCGGTGCTGAACGGGTATCCCGCCGCCTGCCGGGCCGCCCTGGTCGACATGGAACCCGCCACGCCAGCCCAGCTGGACACCTTCCTGGCCACATGTGCCGCCGCAGGCCTGAAAATGTGGATCACCCTCGCGCACAACCCGACGTCGAAATTTGCGACGGCCGCGGACTACTTCACCTGGCTCGCCCCGCTGGTGCCGATCGTCCGCAAACACGGCTACCCGCACGTGGTCGACTTCACCGACTACGAGGTGTACAAAAAAGACGCCCACGTCTCGTGGACGCCGGTGCCGCCGAACACCCCCGATGACCTGACCGACATGCTCGGCCAGGAGTTCTACGCCGACGGCTACTACGGCTACTCCTCCCGCCTCGACAAGCTCGCCGCCTACGCCGACTCGATCGGCAAGCCGTTCTGCGTGGACGAGATCGGCGCCGACCAGCAGACAACCACCGTCGCACAGGGCACCGAATTCTTCACCTACGCCCTGGACTGGCTGCAGGCCCGCGTCGCCGCCGGGAAAACCCCGCCGCTGGTGTGCGCGTGGAACGGCGGCAAAGGCGCCAACCCCGCCTACACCGGGTATGCGGCAGCGACCGAGCCGGCGGCGTGGCTGGACCTGTACGGGCAGATGTATGACACGGTCGCGGCCCTCGCCTAAGGCGAACGCCGGGCCACGCTGTACGCCCACAGGACGCCAAGAGCCACGATGGCCACATTCAGAATCCGCAGGGCCCAGAGCAGTACGGCCATCAGAGGTCCGCGATATCCATTCCGCGCGTCTGCGGCCGGTAGCCCGCAGAGTCAGGGATCATCATTGCGGGCTCCTTGTGCCACAACCGGATAAGAGTATCCGGTTGTCCTCTTGTGCTGCGCACATAGGCCTGGCCGTCCACCAGCACCGCCATGTACGGTTCTCCGGGGTCAAGCCGGCTGATCTGCTCGTTCAGGCTCTCCACCTGCCCGGGGCTTATGGCGGCCACCTGTGTCATACGCGCAGCTTAACCCGCAAGGCGGGGGGCACGCCCGCTAGACCGTGCCCCCCGTTAAGGCGCGGCGACGGTTCCACGGTCACACCGCGCCGGCGGTCCGGAGGCCGCGGCCCCCAAGAGCGCTTGCCCCCCGACGATAGCACCGCGTCTCCACCGCCAGGGAGGAAACGCCGGTGACCAACTCCTCCTCAGTGAACCCCTGGACCCTGAGGATGGCCGCCGGGTCGCTGCAGCAATGGCTGTTCGAGTTCACCACCACCGCGCCGGGCGGCGCGACCCCGTACCCGATCGGCGGCGCGACCGGCTGGGAGTATGTGGCCCGGCCCAGTGCCACCGACGTGACCGTGCCGCCAATGATCGACATCACCACGACGCCCAGCACCGCCGGGGTGCTCACCGTGACCAGCAGCTCATCGGCGTCGTCAGTGCTCTTGAACATGTACCCGGCGGCGACGGCGAGCCTGACGCCTGGGACGTACTACCACGCCTTGTGGGAGAGCCCCGGCGGAAGCACCGCCTTCTGCTGGGCCACAGGCCTGCTGATCGTGGAAGGCAATCCGCAGCCGTGAGCGAGCCATTGTTCGCGCGCACGGTCACCAAGGCCACGGTGACACATGTGATCGTCCGGGCGTGCGTGAACTGCCAGCACCCGCGGGAGACCGGCAAGCCCTGCGCCGGATGCGGACTGACAGATCCCCCCGTGACCCACGACCTCGGGGTGCAGTCCTACGCCCACCGCAACCCGTTCAAGCGCCTCGGCTGGTGGGCCGTGGGCCAGCGTCTCGCCGCGCGCCGGGCCAGAATCGCGGCACGTTACCTCACCGGGGGGTCACAGTGACAAACACCGTGGTGGTTACCCGCACGGGGGACGGTGTGGTTGCCGGCCGGATGATCGGCTCCACGCCGACGCAGGCCGAGCCGAAGAATCTCGGCTGGGGCATCGGCGGGGTCGGCACCGGGTCCCCGTACACGGCGGCGAAGACGGACGTGGCCGCGTTCGACGAGTCCGCCGAGTCCCGCGTCGCCGGCACGTCCTCGCAGCAGACCACCACCTACACCAACGACACCTACCAGGTCGCCGGGACCATCACCTCGCTGAGCGGCCAGACGATCGCCGAGGTACTCCTGTCCGACTCGGCGACCAAGCCGTTCGCCACCACGGTCGCGTCCGGCGCCGGCACGGTCATCGGGTCGTCCTCCAATACCTCGATGAACGTTGCGGCGTCCTATACCCCGGCGAACAACACCTTTGTCCAAGTGGACACCGAAGTTCTTAAGGTAACCGCCGGGACGGGCACCACAAGTCTCACTGTGACTAGAGCCCAGAACGGCAGTTCCGCCATCAGCACCATCAGTGCCGGCGACATCGTGACCTTGGGAAACGCCGCCGGCGGGGCCACCGCGAACGCGACAATCTTCGTACACGCGACGTTTAGCGGCCTGCCATTGAATACAAACGACTCACTGACCTCGACCGTGAGTGTTTCCTTCAACTGACCGCCTTACCTTCAGCCATTCTAGTGCGATTGCCGGAGGTGCGGCGTGTCCGGTCTTTCCGGCACCTGGTACGAGACGATCAACGTCCAGTCCGGGGCGGGCACCCCACTGCTGGGCAACGCCTCCGCGGGCACGTCCACGGTCATCTCCAAGACCCCCGGCGGCGCCGCCTACCTGCCGGCGAACTTCTTCACCCCCGGCGCCGGGACCACCAAGGGCATCCGGGTCACCGCACGGGGGGTCTTCTCCACCACGGCCACCCCGCAGACCCTCGCCGCGCTCGGCGTCTACGCCGACGCCACACAAGGCACCTCCGGCACCGCACTCGGCCCGCTCGGCCCCTCCACGATCTCCATCGCTTCGGCGACAGCCTGGTGGTGGACGTACGAGGCAGACATCGTCTGCACCGCCACCGGATCCTCGGGGACGTGGCTGGTGATGGGCATCGCCCAGTTCGCCACCGCCGTCAACACCTCGGCCCTGGCACCGCAGATCGTGTCGGTGGGCTCCACCACCGCGGTGTCGCTGTCGACGGAAAGCGCCTACTACCTGGAGATGGCCGCGACGTGGACGAACGCCTCCACCAGCGCGACCAGTTCGATCACGTGCTCGACGTTCAACGTCTACGGGATCAACTAGCCGGCACCTGACCTGACCGGCGGGAGGCGCTGGTGGCCGTCTACCTCGCCAACACCTTCGACGGCGGCACCAACGGCACTACGATCACCCCGGCGATCTCGGGGGGAACCTCCGGGCCGGCGTTCGACGCGGTTGTCTCCAATACTGGCAGCACCGGCGTCCTCTCCTACGACAGCACGCACGTCCTCGGTGGCCATCCGCTGGCCCTCAAAGCCGCCACAGGGGGAACCTCAACCTCGGTTTACGTGTCCTGGAGTGCATCGCTCACCGCCTCTGGCCTCCTGCAAGTGTTCTTCCGTCAGTACCTGTACTTCACCGCCAACCCTTCGGGCTCCAACGTCCGGGTGTTCAACGCACTCACCACCGGCGCGGCCCAGTGCGGCGGCATCAACATCACCACCGCCGGCGTGGTGTCCTGCGTCATCGCCAGCGGCGGGGCCGCCACCTCCACGGTCACCACGATCCCGCTGAACCAGTTCTTCCGCATCGAGGGCTACCTGATCGGCGACCCCTCCGTGGGTCAGCTCCAGGTCAAGCTGTTCACCACAGCGGACGCCTCCATCCCGGCTGAGACCAAAACCAGCACGGCCACCCAGAACACCACCGGCACGGTGGGCATCTGCCGGTTCGGCATCTGCACCGCCCTGACCGGCGCCGGCCCGTTCTGGATGGCTTCCCCCGGCGCGTCCGACACCGGGTACCTAGGCCCCGAGGCCCCCGTGTCCGGGATCCCGCGCACGTTTGCCGGGCCGGTGTTGCTGAACGGGCCGATGCGGGCCGCCGGGCCGCGCCGGATCTATCCCATGGAACCGTCCGGCCAGCGAGTCATCCCCGTCACCCTCCCCGCCGTTGTGACCACCACTGGCACGATCGCCGACCAGGCATCCAAGGTGCTCGCCACCTCAGTCACCACGGCCGGCACTGCGCAAGATCGAGTATCCAAGAGCCTCGCCGCTTCGGTGACAACCACCGGATCGGTGACCAGGCAAGTATCCAGGGCCTTCACCGCCACAGTCACCGCCGCGGCCGCCGCGGCCCGCAGCCCGGCCAAGACTTTCACCGCCGCCGTCACCGCAACCGGCTCACTGGCACGGCAGGCCGGCAAGACCCTCCCCGCCGCCGTCACCACGACCAGCTCGCTCGGCCAGCAAGCCGTCAAGACTCTCGCGGCCGCCGTCACTACAACTGCTTCCCTGGCCCGCAACCCCGGCAAGACGTTCTCCGCCGCCATCACCGCGACCGCAGCGCTCGCACGCAGCCCCGGCAAGACGCTCCCGGCCACCGTGACTACCGCGGCCACCCTCGGCGCCCGCTCACTGGCCAAGACACTCACTGTGACCGTGACCGCCACCGGGTCACTCGGCCGCACGCTCACCCGCACCTTCACTGCCACGGTGACCACCACGGCCACGTACGCCAAGGGCTACCACCGCACATTCACGGTCGCCGTGACCACCGCCGGGGCGATCCGCCGGGGCATCGGCAAGATCCTCTCCGCCGTGGTGAACACGGCCGGGGCAATCATCCACGGAAGCATCCCCGGCCCACGCCAGCCCGGCGTCCTCACCATCACCCCATACGGCCCGCTGACCGCGGTTCCCGCGATCACCCCCACAGGCGCACAGGCGGCCACAGGTGCTATCACCCCATACGGGCCGCTGGCCGCGACCGTCACGCTTGAGCCCGCAGTCGCGCAGACGGCCACGGTCACCATCACCCCCACAGGCGCGCAGGCGGCCGCGCTGACCGCCAGCGCGCCTGGACAACCGCCCGTGACCTGGGAACCCGCCCCGCCACTGGCCGCCCAGCCATCCCAGCCCGTGGTGCTCACCCCATCGGCCTGACAAGAGGGGGCCGCATGCGCGTCACGGTGGAAGACGGCACCGGCAAGCGAGTCGTCATCGACGGGGACGCCCCCGAGGCGGCCAAAAGCGCCTGGGACGGCGCAGGCTTCGCCGGCGTGCTCATCAAGTCCGCGCCCGAACGCCGTTACACCCTGTGCGTCGCCTACCCCGCCATGAAAGCCGACGTCAAAGTAGCCCAGGACGGCTACCGGGACTTCGTCGGCCCCGACGCCCTCGAAGACGCCGCCTGGTCCTATCTCACCAAGGGCGCCGAAGTCGGCCTGTGGCATTCCGACGGCACCGACGGCGCCGGCACCTGCGTCGAGTCTTACATCTACCGCGGACCCGACTGGTCCATACCCGTCAAAGGCGGCACCCAGGTCGTCAAAGCGGGGGACTGGCTCGTCGGCATCGTCTGGTCGAAAGACGCCTGGCCGCTCGTCCTGAAGGGCCACATCAACGGTGTGTCCATGCAAGGCGGCGCCGCCCGCCGCCGCCCCACACCCGAATCCCTCGCCCAGCTCAGGAGGTAGACCATGACCCACCCCCTGTTCGCCGGCGAAGACGAAGACGAGGCCCTCAAAGACACCGACGGCATCACCGAAATCATCCAGCTCGACCCCAGCCGCATGGACGGCGTGTTCGCACCCGCGAACGGGGCCCCATTCCTGCTCATCAAGTCCATCGCCAACAGCACGGGGGGTGCCGCGATGACGGCCGCCGCGACCGAAACCGACATCGAACTGACGGAGGAGGCCGCCGCCGGGCCAAGCACCGAAACCGCCAAGGGGCAGGCGCCACCCGCCGAAGGGGAAGCCGCCAAAGACTCCACCGACGGCGACAACGGCGAAGCGGACGAGGGCGCCGAAGGCGAAACCGACGACGACGGGGGAGCCGAAGCCGACGCTGGCGCCGCCAAAGCCGCCACCCCGGAGCCGCCGCACGTGACCAAGGCCGCGATCAAGGCCGCCCGCAGCGCTTACGAGACCGCCCGCCGCGAGTACGACGCCGCCGAGCCCACCACCAAAGGCGCCATGGACGGCACCGACGTCCTCCGCGCCCGCGCCGACTGGAACAAGTGGCGCGAACTCGGCAAATCCGAAGGCCTCGACGGCACCGAAACCGGCCGCGCCCACTGGGTCGCCAAACACCTCGCCGAGGACGCAACCCCGGAGCTCACCCTGGGCGACGAGGTGATCAAGGCCGAGGAGAGCGTCTACAAGCGCAAGTTCACCACCGCGCAGCGCCGCAAAGCCGCCAGTGCAGGCCACGCCCTGGACGACGGCAGTTACCCCATCGAAAACGCCGGCGACCTCGACAACGCCGCCCACCTCGCCCGCTCCGGCCACGGCAACGTCGCCGGCGCCAAGCGCCTCATCGCCCGCCGCGCCAAAGAACTCGGCGTGTCCAACCCCCTGTCCGAGGACAAGGAGCCGGTGGGTGCCAGTAAGGCAGCCGAGCCTGAGATGGCCGAAGAAACCACTACCACCACTGCGGCACCCCCGCTGGACCCGGCCGAGGCGGTGGAGAAGGCCGCCGCGGCGGGACTGATCAGCCGCGAAGTCGCCGACTCCCTCCTGGCCAAGGTCAAGCGCGGCGTCCCCGCCACGACACAGCCCGCCGGGGCGCACCGCGAGCCCGACGGCTCCTACGTCGAATCCCTCGAACACGACGCCAGCCTGCCCAGCGACAGCGACGGCAGCTCCGACCACATCCCCGCACCCGTCGCCGAAGCCGGCACGATCCCCCCGGCGAACGCGAACACCAGCGTGATGGCCGAGCGCGCGGGCAAATCCGCCCCGTACTCGGTGCAGCGGATGCACGACGCCCTATGCCCCGCCTACGACGAAGCCGACGTGATCGAGGCCTACCCGGCACTGAAGTCCGTCATGGACGCGGTCGACGGCGTCTGGTTCGAGGCGCAGGCCGCCTGGAAGCAGGCCGAGGGCAAGGCAAAGAAAGCCGCCAAGCTGACCGCCATCGCCAAAGCCGCCGAGAGCCTCCACGACGCCGACCCCGCCGCCCTCGCCGACGCCCGCGCCGGCCTGCGCAAGGCGTTCACCGACGCCTACCCCGACACCAAGATCCGCCCCCAGTCCGGGATCAGCCCGTCCTCATTCCACCGGTCCTGGATCACCGCAGGCCACGAAGCGAACTCCCCGGCCATCACCGGCACCCAAGCCGCCTCCCCGGCACCCCCCGCGTCCCACGTGCCCGAGCCGCAGCAGTTCCAGCGCGGCAACCTCACCGCCGGCCACGAAACCCCCTCCCCGGGCGACCACGGGCCCAACAACCCTAACCCGCCCGGATCCTCCGGCAACGACTACTACTCCACCTCCGAGCAGATGATGGCCGCCGCCGCGATGCGTTCCGTCCACGACCACATCCAGGCCACCTTCGCCGGATGCTGCCCCATGGCCCCGGCCCGCCACGCCCTCCCCACCGGCCCGGGAATGGGCGCCACCAGCACACCGGAAAAGAAGGTCCCCATGTCCATGGGAGGCATCCCCACCGTCGGCAAATCCGAAAACGGCACCCTCGATTCACAGGCCCTCGCGGACCTCGCCGCGGCCCTCGTGCAGATCGCCAAGACCGCCACCCCCGACAGTGACAGCGACGGAGACGGCAAGGCGTTCGGCGGCAACCAGGCACCCCCGTTCGGCAAGAAAAAGAAGGGCAAAGGCAAGGCGAACAAAGCAGAACTGATCGCCGCCCTCAAAGAAGCCTCCGAAGCCGGCGCCCGCGCCGCCCTCGACGCGATGAAAGCCCACGGAGACGGCGCTGCCGTCCAGGCCGTCGTCGCCGAGCAACTCCGCGAAATCGGCGCCCGATACGACTCCCAGCTCTCCGACCTCACCAAGCAGGTCGAAGAACTGGGCTCCCAGCCCGACCCGGCGCAGGCCCCCGTGCGAGGCCAAATGAGCCGGCCGGAGACCGCAGCTCCCGTGGAGAAGCGCTCCCTGATCGACGAGCACCGCGCCGCCAAAGCCGCACAGGCCGAAGCCGAGCGCGAGGCTTTCACCGACTACGTCCGCATGCAAGCGCAGTCGGCTGACCCCAAGGTCCGTTCCCGCGCCGAGGAGGTGCTTCGCACTATCCCGGCGCCCTAGAACCACGAACGCGCCGGCCCCCTTTTGTGGGGCCTTTTTCATGCCGTAGGAGGCATGATGTCTGAAAACGAAGTGGCAATCCCTTACGGGAGCGCCGCCACCCCCGTCCTGGAAAGGACGGGCACCGACACCCGCTGGCACGCCGATGCGGACGTCGAGCGTTACCGCGCCCCGGACCTGATGCTGTCGGACAAAATGCCGACGCTGGTCAAGGGCGCAGGATATGCCCGGGTCGGCGGCAATATGCCGCTGTCCGACGACGAGCAGATCTTCCGCCGTTCCATGAAGGCGGAGGACGCTTTCCGTGCCGCCATTTCCAAGGGCGTCAACGAGCCCCGCGAGGTGCTCAAGGGCCTCAAGCCCGAATTCGCTGGGCAGTTCGCCGCCTTTATGACGGCCGCGCCACAGAACCAGGGGCTGCGGCAACTGGCCAACCAGTTCGCCTCCGCCCTGAAGGACGTCCCTGGCGTCGACCAGGACGTCCTGAAGTCCATTACCACCACGTCGCCGCTTGGGACAGGGTTCGTGCCCTTCGATCTCGTCGCCCCGAGCTCTCTCATCTACCCTGGATGATCATGGGGCACTATGCCGTGAGGCATAGTCGCAAACCCCCGAGAATTGCTGGGACACCCACACCTACCTGCTTATGCCACAGCGTGAGGCGAAAGCCTGGCCGCGACGGCCTGAGAAATAGGCAGCAGGGGCAATCAGCAGCCGAGCCGCCCTGGCGCAAGCCGAGCGGAAGGTTCAGAGACTAGGCACGGGGGACCTGCTCGCGCAGGCCAAGGAATAGTCCGATCTGCATGGAGACATGCAGAGCCATCCAGAAATGCGATGGCCCGCCGCAGTAAGCGGCGAGTAACAATTTTGGTGTATAGCCCTCTGCGCAACAAGCTCCCCCGAGTCCCGGGTCAGGGCGCGTCGCGCAGGCGCAAGGTCATCACCGGCGTCTCCGGCTCCCAGACCGGCCCGAGCGGCGGCAAGTTCGTCCGCCTCGGCATCCCGGAACTGGTCCAGTCCGGCGGCGCGATCGGCGGCACCAGTTCCGCAGTGAACTGGCCGCTCAACCTCCCCGGCACCGGAACCCAGGATGCCGTGGACCTCACCGTCCCTTGTCTAAACTAGGTAGGGGCCTCGCCCGGTGACGGGCGAGTGAAAACCGCGAGAACTGCTGGAACACCCGTATCACCTGCTCACGCCACAGCGTGGCCCGAAAGGGCGAGCGCGACGGCTTGAGAAGTGAGCAGCAGGGGCAATCAGCAGCCGAGGGCCTAAGGGCAACGCGCCTACGGTCAAGGTTCAGAGACTATGTACGCGGGATCTGGCATAATTGAATAATGGGCAACTGGTCAATGCGCGCCTTCGCCCCCGCCGAACAGCTTGACATCACCACCCGGTACGACGCGGGGGAGAGCGTCAACGCTCTCCGCATCGAGTACAAGTGCGCGCCGGAAGCCATCCAGGCAACCCTGCGAGCTGCGGGAATCAAGCTGAGAACGCGGGCCGAATCGCAGCGCACCCCCCAGTTCCGTCAGCAATCGCGGGAGGCGCTGCTGCAGCGGCTCCCATGCATGCGAGGCCCGGCAACGGATACGCCTATCGAGCGGCGCCTATGCGACGCCCTGATGGCGGCGGGGATCGGATTCACAACCCAGTCCCTGCTGCTGGATCGCTACTTGGTGGATATAGAACTCCATCAGGCCCCTATCGTTCTTGAGGCCGACGGTGCGCAGCACACCCTGCGAGACCAGAGGATTAAGGACGCCGAACGCGACACCGCGCTGACTGCGGCCGGTTACCGGGTATTCCGGTTCACCGGCAGCAAGATCAACCACGACGCCGCCGTTTGCGTCAGGGAAGTCGTCGCCGCTTGCGGCCTGACGCCTGACGGCGATCCGGTCTACGACATCCGTACACGGTTCGCCGGGCCGCTCCACCCACGCTGGACGCGGGTCAAGTTCACCTGCGAGCAGTGCGGCACGGAGTTCTGGAAGCCGCCGTCACACCGCGCGTTTGGCCACGTCTTCTGCAAGCAGAGGTGTTACGGCGACTGGTTGCACGAACATCCTGAAGTCAACACCCACCGGCAGCGCCGCAGCCAGCGCGACTGGACGGGACTTGCCGAACTGTACGGCGCCGGGATGTCTATCAAGCAGCTAGGCATCCACTTCGGGTGCAGCAACAGGATGATCACGTCAGCAATGCGCGACCAGAGCATCCCGGTCCGGCCAATAGGAGGCCGCCGCGTCAAGGGCGGGTTTTATGCGGCCGGGATCGCGCCATCGTAAAAGCCAGATCAAGATATAGTTCCGATCTTACGCGAGAGCGTGAGAGGACGGCGGAAACGACCGTCCCCGCCAGGTCATGCTGGTGAGTAACAACATGTACCGCTTCTGGGGATTGTCCGAGAACCTGAGCTGGCTCAGCCAGTTCGAGGGTTGGTCTATTTAACTGGCCCCCCTGCGGAGCGATCCGCAGGTGCAAACCGCACCGTAACGGTGAACCCCACCGAGCTCGCCGGGGAATACCGTGGAAACCTCGCATCAGGGTTCCGTAGAGAGCAAACGTGTGGCACCTGCCACGGGGGGCTGTCCCGATGTCAACGGGGACAGCAAACCGCAGGTGAAGTTGTGCTCCGGCCTGCACCGATGGAAAAGGTGCAGAGTCATCCAGAAATGAGATGACCCCCGCCTAAGGAATGGCGGGAGTAACAAACCGCAAGGGTTCGAGGACATTTCTGCACTGGCAAATCTTTTGCTGCTGCAGGAGTTCATGTTGAACGAAGAGGCGAGCCATCTGGGCGCCACTTCCATCGCCCTCTCCGCGCCGGCCGCGCCAACCCTCACCGCGAGGACGGCAAACACCGGAGAAACCGCGCTGACCGGTGTCACCACGAACGTCTTCGTGGAAGTCACCGCAGCCACCTTCTTCGGGGAAACCGCGGCCGGATCGTCGGCTTCCGTGGCCTGGTCCTCGGGCCAGGTTGTGGACGTGCAGATCGCACCCGTCAAGGGCGCGATGTTCTACAAGATCTACACGACCACGGGGGCCTCCGCGGGCACCTACTACCTCAACGCCAACAACGTCGGCGGCCTGTACTACACCCTCCAGGGTGCACTGCCCACCACGGGCACGCAGGCCCCGGCTTCCGATACCGGCACCTCCTCGGCCAACGACCAGGAGGGGCTGTTCTCGGTCCTGTCCGGCAACGCCGCGTCCGGCGGGTCGAACATCTATCCCGCGAACTGGGCTGCCGGTTACTTTACCCAGTCGGTTGGTGACACTCTGAAGACCTCCGTGCTGAACACGGCCCTTCAGCAGCTGTGGGACGGCACCGGCTCCGGCGTGGGGACCTATGGTTCGTACCGCGCCGACCCTGCGGAGATCATCGCCGAAGGTGGCGACGTCGCCCGCCTGTCCAATGACATCGTGCAGCTTGGGGCTGCCACCAACTACCGCCTGTTCGTGGAGCAGTCGGAAGTGCCTGGTGTGCGCCTTGGTGCTGCCGTGTCGGAATTCCAGAATCCCGTGACGAGGTCCGTCGTCCGCGTGGTGGTCCACCCGTGGCTGCCGCAGGGCTCGGCTCTCCTGATGAGTTACACGATGCCGTTCGCGTGGAGCAACGTCTCCAACGTGGTCGAGTTCGTGGCGGTCCAGGACTACCTCACTATGAGTAACTAGGGGCCTACGCAGAGTGATCTGCGTAGGGATGCGCACTGTTCGGGGAACCCCTCCGGAAATCACCGGGGAATCCCGAGCGTCGGCGATGCCTGCCGGCGTGTAGAGACTGTATGTGCGCCCTCTGTGTGACGGACGTAAATGCGAGGCATTACGTGCTTACGGCCGCAGAGGAAGAGACAGGCCGATCTCATGCAATGGCAAAGCATGAGAGGCTGGCAGAAATGACCAGCCCCGCCACTTCGGTGGCGAGTAACAATATGCAGTATCTCCTGGCCCGTGATCGACGCCAGCTTCCGCTACAGCATGTTCATGCTGGGCGCGCTGGTCGTCAACGCTCCGTTCTACTGCTCGCTCATTCAGGGCCTGCAGAAGACCGACCGGTCCGGTTCCACCGGCACCTGGTCCTGAAACCCGGCGAAGGCCCGGGCCGGGCGTTCCCCGGCCCGGGCCTCCCGGCTCCCTTGATGCTTTAGATCATCGGGCTCTTTCTGATGATGCTGAAGTCCTCGTCCGCCGGGCCCCGGTTGTCGGCGTGGAACGCGAGTGACGACTGGCCGCCGAGCGCGTTGACGCAGGCGATGCACAGGTCTTCATCGGCGAACTCGTCCCCGCCGACGTAGACCCCTGGCCAGTACTCATCGGCGCCGACTTGGAGCTTCGTGCCGCACAGCATGGGCGTCCGCTCGAACATCGCCTCTATGAACCGCTTAGTGTCGGCGGGGTCGTGTGGCTTGTATATGGTCACCACTTCACCCGGCATCCAGGGCAGGATGTGGACGCGGCCGGTCTTGGTGTTGCGGACGAACTCCAGCCGGCCGTCGGGTGCGATGCGGGCGCTCATGATGCCGTCCTCGCCGACGCGAGCGGCGCGGGCATTAGGTCATCCCACGGGCAGCTCTGCGGGATGATGCACCGACCGCCCGGGTGGGCGTGATTGTCCCGTGTGATCACGTGACCGGAGCGGCAGGTCCACGCAGTGAAGTCCGCGTTCATCTGGCCGGGCTGGTAGCAGTGCCAATCCTCCGATCCGCCCACCCGGTGAGAGTCCGGGGTGCCTTCCTGCACGGTCGACGGGCAGTTGTGGTGGTCGCCGGGGCACTGGCCCTCGCCCCGAAGCGAACCCCGCTCCGCCTCGCAGATGCGGCAGCGCGCCAGTCTCGCAGGCTCGCCCGGTTCCAGGATTAGCGCGTGCCCTCTGGCGATACCCGGCAATGGTGGCATCGTGGCGATCTCTGCGATGGGCCGCCAGCCATCGTGTGTCCCCGTGACGTAGTCGCAGCGGCCGGCATCACCTAGGCACCACGGGCAGCACCACCAGCGGCACCACTCGCCGTCGATGCAGCGCTCAATGACCGCGTCGGGGTGCTTGGAGCACTGGATCGAGCCCTCGTGAACCTCGTAGACCTCGTAGACCTCGGTCCAGATGTCCTCGGCAATCTCGCCGTCCGCAGCCAGTGGGCCGTGGACGGTAGCGGCGCCCCAGGCGGTCAGGTGCTCGCCGTGGCCGCAGTCGGCGCAGCGGTAGACGCTGGTCTCAGGTTTGGCGCTCACAATGCCCCCTCTTCGGTTTCCTGCGCGAGTGCCAACTCCTCCAGTGCCCGGCGCAGGTTGTACGCCTGATTGGTGGGCATCCACAGGTTCCAGCCGGCGCGGTCTGCGAGGCCGTACGGTTCCATGGCCCGGCGCAGCGCCCTCCTGGTGTGGGCGACCGTGCGGGCGTCTACGGGGCTGTCGTACTCGCAGACCTCGGTGGTGGTGATCGGGCCGCCGGCGTTGTCCCGGGTGCGTGCGATCAGGGCGTGAGCGACGCGGGCGACGCGGCGGGGGAGCGTGACCACGGCGGCGGTTTTGCCGCTGCCGGGGCAGACCTGTCGGCACATGGGCGGCCAGTCGTGGGTGGTGACGGTAGCTTCCGCCGCGGCCGGGCTGGCGGCTTCACCGGTGACCATCTTGTGGTGATGAGGGCATACGACGACCACGGGCACCTTGTGACCGGGGCATGTCTCATCGCACGGCTTGTTCCAAGGTTCGTGTGCGTGAGCCTGGGCCGGGCCGGTCATCACAGGCTCGCTATCGCGGCTGCGGCCGCGTCGTCGTCGGCGTGCCCGCGGTCGAATGCCCACTCAGCTACATCCATCGCAAACCTCTTGTCGCGGTAGGCGATCACGACTGCGGGCCCGTCTTGGTAGGCCCGGTTGCTGCGGTCGGCGGCGGTGTTGGCTTCCCGGGTGACTGCTTTGGCGTCGCGGGTGGAGAGGCACAGGAGACGGGTTTCGGCCATTGGGTCAGCCCTCATCTTTCCCCAGTTCTTGCGTGCCGCTCATCGGGCCTGTTTCCTGTCGCCTGCCAGTTTCGCCAGTGCCGCTTCACGCATCCATGCCGCGACGGACGGCCGCCGCATGGCGGCCCTGGCCCGCTCCTCCTCGGCGGCGAAGATCTCGTCGTGCAGCCTTCTCGGCATGCTCATGATGAAGCGGACCAGTTCGTCCGGGTCTAGCCTGTCCTGCTCCGCGTCGCGTGCTGCGCTCTCTGCCATGCCGCGATGATATCACGCTTGCATCCCCCCGTGTCTACCCGCTCATGGCCCGCCAGCCAAATATCACCGCCGGGATCCGGCAGGCAAGGGAGAGATCAACCATGGCATCTGACGTTGCAGTCGCCGTGCCTTACGGGTCCCTGGCGCAGGGCCAGGGCGTCTACGGGACCGCCACGGGGGCGACGACGGCCTACTCCCCGTGGGACTCCACCACCGTCACCGCCGCCGCAGGCGCGGGTGCGGGCACGTCGCCGCCGGCGCCGGTGGTGGGCACTACCCCGGCGGCGACGATGATCCGCGGGTCGGTCACGTGGGGCACCGGGACGGCCACGGCTACCGGGTCGCAGGTGTCCATCACCTTCGGGTCTACGTTCCCCACGACACCCACGGTGGTGCTGTGCCCGACGACGATCGCGGCCGGGACGCTGAACACCTACATCACGTCGGTCGGGTCCACCGGCTTCACGGTCGCCGCCGCGGTGGCGCCAACGGTGAGCCAGGGCGCGACGGTCTACGGGGCCGCCTGGTACGCCTCCCTGTGACCCTTTGAAGGCATTCCCTTTCAATCCCCCCGAAGGGCCTTCTTTTGAACAACTCCTGTTCCTCCCATGCCGCGATAGCGGCCCGGGGAGGTGATGAGGGTTGAGGATCATATTGCATTCGAATGCACCGTGGCCCTCAACCTTAGGCTGGTTACGGAATCCAGGCGCGCATCTGGGCGCGCAAGTGGCGCGACATGGGCCACGAGGTCATCTTCAGTGCGTTCTCCGGTCTGGCGGGTTCGCCGTTGCCGTATGACGGGTTCAAGGTGCTTCCGTCGGTGTTCAACGGTGACCCGTTCGGTGCGGCGATCCTGGGGGAGCATTTCCGCCGGGAGCAGGCCGATTTCATCATCACTTTGTGTGACATCTGGGCTTTGGAGCCGTCGCATCTGACGGGGCTGCCAGTGGCGCACTGGATGCCGGTGGACTGTGCGCCGCTGTCGATGCGGGATGAGAACTGCCTGAAGGTGTCGGGCGCGGTGCCGATCGCGATGTCCCGGTTCGGGGAGCGGATGCTCCGCGATGCGGGTTTCGAGACGGTTCTGTACGCGCCGCATGGCATCGATTTGGATGTGTGGTCGCCGTCGCTGGACCGGGATGAGGCGCGGCGGCAGCTCGGCGTGGATGGGCTGTTCACGATCGGGATCAATGCGGCGAACAAGGACGCGTTCCGTAAGGGCATGGCCGAGCAGTATGAGGCTTTCGCCAGGTTCCATGCGAAGCACCCGGATAGCGCGCTGCTGGTGCATTCAGTGCTGGCGGAGAAGGATTCCCTGGATCTGCGGGTGATCGAGCAGCGCCTTGGGCTGACCGGCGCGGTGCGGTATGTGGATCAGTACGCGCTGCTGACGGGGCAGGTGCCGCAGGAGCACCTGGTGAACTGGTATGCCGCCCTGGACCTGTATTCGGCGTGCTCGTTCGGCGAGGGGTTCTGCCTTCCCGCGGTGGAGGCGATGGCGTGCGGCGCGCCGGTGGTGGCGACGGACTGTTCCGCTTTGGCGGAGGATGTCGCGGCGGGGCAGTGGCTGGTAAAGGGCGAGCGATTCTGGAATCCCACCCATGGCTCATGGTGGGTGAAGCCGGATATCGGCGGGATCGCCAAGGCGTACGAGGCCGCATACCAGAAGGGTCCCGCGTGGCAGGCGAAGCGGGGGAAGGCGCGGGCGTCAGCGGAACGGTTCGGCGTGGACCGGGTCGCGGAAGAGTACTGGGAGCCGGTGCTGGCCGCGTTGAAGGAGCGGTTCTGCCCGGCGGTGACCCTGACTGGCGCGGGGGAGCGGCCGGAGGGCGCGCCGGAGGTCTCAGTGTGTTTCGCGTCCCGCGGCCGGCCGGAGTCTCTCGCGGAGACGGTGGCGCAACTGGTCGCTTTGGCCGCTGAGCCGGACGCGATCGAGGTCCTGATCGCCGCCGACCCGGATGACGAGGCCACCCACACCGCGGCGCTGCCGCCACAGGCGCGAGTGTGGGTGGCACCGGAACGGTACGGCTACACCGGGCTGCACCGCTACCTGAATGCGCTGGCATCTCGTGCTGCCGGTGAGTGGATTTTGTGGTGGAACGATGACATGCGGATGGTCACCCCCGGCTGGGACAAGATCATCCGTTCGAACCGGCCCGCCGTCTTGTGGCCGCACGCCAACCATGTGCATCACGCCAACATCGCCCCCGCGTGGCCGAAAGCCTGGTCGGACGCGATGGGGCACGTGTCGCCGACAACGCACATGGACACGTATCTGCAAAGGCTGGGGGAGGCGCTCGGCCGGCACGACCCGGTCGCGGTGGAGATCACCCATGACCGGGCGGATGTCACCGG